AAACAAACCCTATAGAAACATTACCGGGAGGAACTAACTTAGCAGAAATTGCAGATATTGAGTATATACAGAAAAAATTAGTTACGGCACTTAGAATACCTAAAGCTTATTTAGGGTTTGAAGAAGCATTAGGTGATGGTAAAAACTTATCACTTCTTGATATAAGATTTGCAAGAACAATAAATAGAATACAGAAATCTATGATTGCAGAATTAAATAAAATTGCAATTATTCACTTATTTTTATTAGGTTTTGAAGATGAATTAACAAACTTTACTATTGGTTTACACAATCCATCTAAACAAGGTGAATTGTTAGCACTTGAAACTTGGAAAGAAAAATTCGCGATTTATAAAGAGGCCGTTTCTGAGATTGCAAATTCAGTTGCCCCAACATCTGCATCATGGGCTAAAAAACATATTTTAGGTTTCTCAGATGAAGAAATTAGATTAGATTTACAACAACAAAGAATTGAAAGGGCAGTATCTGCAGAACTAGCTAAAACCGCTGAAGTAATTGCTAAGACAGGTTTATTTGATAATGTTGACCAACTATACGGTAAAAAAGACGGTCAAGCGGCTGCAGGTGGAGGTGACGCGGGAGGTGCTGCTCCTGAAGCAGGAGGGGCTCCACCGGCACCTGAATCAGGAGGAGGCGCTCCGCCACCACCGGGTCCTGAAGCAGGAGGAGGTGCAGGAGTAACACCTGAAAATTTCAAAAAAAATGACTTAAATTTATTGTTAGAGGAAAGTCTTTTTAATGGTAATACATCGTTAGATTTATCTAAAGGAAGAAACAAATTGGTAGAAATTAATCAGAAGGTTTCTGATTTACTAAACAAATAGATATTTATAATAAAAAAATATGAATACTTTTGGTAATATAAAAACAAGATTAGAAGAAGCAACCGCACAAACATATAAGACTGAGAAGTTTGAAGTTTTAATGACTGTGTTTAATAAGTTAGTTTTGGAAAATAAAGATTTGGCAGAACTTTATTACATTTATGACGATTTATCCACATGTAAAGGGTTAGATAGAGATATAGCGGATGACTATATAAATGAAAATATTGAATATTCTAAATATCTTATAAAGGATAATACCCAAACAATAAATTTATTAGATAGTTTTTTAAATAAAATTGTTGAGTCGGATAAAAATAATTATAAGAATATTGATAACTTAATTTATCAAAACTCAATTAGAAATTTAGAACAAGTTTTAGAATCTAAAAAACAAATTAAAAATACATTAATTAAAGAACAAACAGAAAATAATACTAAATCGGAAGTTATTAATATGCCAATTTCCACAATGGTAAAAGTTTATGAAGACTCATTAAAAGAAAAATTAAATCTTAAAGAAAATGATTTAAAAGAAATACTATCAATAACAAATATTTCTAATGAAGATTTAGAAAAGGAAATGTCAGAATTAAAAGAAAGTATTTCAAATAAATTAAAGGGGTCTTTAAATGAATCTACAGATACTGATTTACAAAATACAATAAATCAAACGATTAAGAAAGTAATGGATTCAAAATGTAACCATTATGATTATTATAAACTAAAACAACTTAATTTGGGACTATGAAAAAATTTTTAAGTGCTTTTGGTAGAGTGTTTATGGACAGCGAAGGTAACGCATCTTCAAAAAGATTCGTTGGTGTACTTTGCGGTGTGTCTTTATGTGTTACATTGTACGTTAACAGTTATTCACATGGAGATATCAAACCATCCGACACTTTGGTAAATGCGGTTGCAATGTTGGCGTTTGGGTGTTTAGGTCTTACGTCTACTGAAAAGATTTTTGGAAAAAAAGACAAAAATCAAGAATCTAACTGATTCTTTTGCTTGTATTGAGCCTTTTTAATTTCAGCCCTTCGTTTTACGGAGGGTTTTTTGTATTCTTGCCTTTCCTGAAGTTTTTGAATTTGTTTTGTTTTATATACTTTGAACTTATATGCTTTTAACGCTTGTTCAATAGACTTTTCATTTTTTACTTCAATTATAATCATAAATTTTTTGGTGTTACTAATATAAATATAAGGATTTTTTTTAAATTTTGACAACTGCAAAAATATTTTTTATAATTACATAAACAATAAACTTCATAATTATGAAAAATGAAAAAAGGAAAAAGTGTAAAACTAAATCTTTTCAAAGATGCTAAATGCGTATATGGAACAGTAGACTCAACAAATTTTAAATCAGTTTACTTAGTTTTACAAACATGGATTCAACCAAAATTAGAGTGTGATAATTGGGATAGGGTTGCTGGAGTATTAAAAAGGGAAATATTACACACACTATTAGAAATAAATAATAAAGAAGTTTTTGAATCAAAACAAATATTAGATTTAGATTTAAGGACTAGCGGAATACAAAACAACAAAAAAAGCTTCATGTCTTTAGAACTCACTCTTTTTGTTTCAGACCCATCAATTGAGTTCAAATCAAACACAATTAAGTATAATATAAAAAAAATATTGGATTATATTTATTATGAAAACTTAAAATCAAGCAAGTATTTTTCGTTACATATGTCAAAAGACAAATAATTCAATATTTATAAATAAAATATTATGAAAATTTTAGGACCAAGTGATACAGGTAAAGGGATCTTAGTTGAGTGGGATGCAGGAATAATTAATCCAAATGATACAAGAAATAACCAAGTAATAAAAGAATCTTACGGACAATTAGATCATTCTAAACCATTTGTATTTTATGCGACACTTCAAAAATGGGGAGTACCAAATAGAAACGGAAGAGTTTACCCTGAAAAGATTTTAAAAAGAGAAGCTGACAAATATAAAGAAATTATTAATAGAGGAATGTCTATTTCTGAACTTAATCACCCTGAATCTTCACTTATAGATTTAGATAGAGTATCACATCTTATTACAGATGTTTGGTGGGAAGGTAATGTATTAATGGGTAAAATTAAATTACTAACAACACCAGGGTTTCACGAGAGAGGTGTTGTTTCTTCTAAAGGTGATGTTGCCGCAAACATGATGAGACAAGGTGTAACTATGGGGGTTTCATCTAGAGGGGTTGGTTCTTTAGTTAAAAAAGGAGACCAAAATGAAGTACAGGATGACTTTGAATTAATTTGTTTTGATTTAGTTTCATCTCCATCTACACCGGGGGCTTACTTATATTTAAATCAAGAAGATAGACCAAAATACGAAGAAAAGTTAGAAGAAGAAAAGAAAATTAATGGAGGCGGTTTAGAAAAATCAGTTGACTTAATGAAAAGATTATCCGATTATTTAAAATAAAATCAAATAACATGGATGAAAAGTATTTTGTAGCTAGAGTCACAACTGATATGGTTGATGAGAACACAGGAAAAGTAAAAAAAATGAAAGAAGAGAAGTTGGTTAAGGGTTATTCACCAACTGATGTAGAAGCAAAGGTAACCAAAGCGTATGAAACCTACACAATGGATTGGAGAATTACAGCAATTGTAGAAAGTAAAATTGATGAGGTAATTGAATAACTTTTATGAATTTTTTTAGAAAGGGCACCAAAAGGTGTCCTTTTTTATTTTAATAACTTTTTACTTAAAATCAACTTTTTTGTAATTGGTGCATATTTATCTATAAAATAAACCAAAAGCATAAATTATTGCATATTATGGAAAAAGAAAAGTCTGTAGTTGAAGAGGCTTTATTACAAATGAAACGAATAGAAGAAGCTATTAGTGAAAATGCAAAAGGAATACTTGCTTCTACCATGAAGGAAGAAATCTCACAACTAGTAAAAGAATCCCTTAGAGGAGATAGAAGATTACACGAACAAGACGTTGAGGGCCCACCTGTAGAGGATGAGTTTGATGTCGAAGACGAAGAAGAGGTTGTAGAACCTGTGTCTGACGAAGAAGGTGTAGAAGAACCTGAAGTTACAGAACCAGAAAATGGTGAAGTAATTGCGGGAGATAACGAAGAAATGCCACCACTAAACATGACACAGGCATCAATGCCAGAATTGTTACGTGTTTTCAAGGCGATGGGTGACGAAGATGGTATTATTGTACAAAAACAAGATGATGGAGACATTCATTTAGTGGACAACAATAATAACACTGAGTATTTAATCTCATTTGGTGGTGAAGAAGAACAAGAAATGGAAGAACCTATGGGTATGATGGAAAATTATATGGAAGAAGAATTTCCAGATTTAAATGAAATGGGTGATCATCATTTTGATGAGGAGTATCACACAGAGGAAATGCATAACTTTGATGAAGAATATGACAACGTTGAGGAGATGTATAACTTTGATGAAGAATATGACAATGTTGAGGAGATGTATAACTTTGATGAAGAATATGACAATGTTGAGGAAGAAGAAAATGTTTATGAAATCGACCAAGACACTCTAGAAGCTGTGATAGAATCATTCAAATATAGTAAAACTCCAAATATGGACAAAGTTTCATATAAAAGAAAAGAGGGTTCAAAAAGATTTGGTAAAGGTGGAAACTTTAAAGTTGCTGCTAAATATCCAAAAGGTGAACTTAAACACGGAGTTACTGAAGATGAGAAATACTCAGAAATGGAAGAAGAATGGACAGAAGAAATTGAAGAAGATTTGGTAAGTCCTGAAGGTGACAATGCAGAACATACTGAAGCGGCAAGAACTATGACATATAGAAGAAGAGCTGAAAGAGGTAGAGTTGCTGCTCCAAGCACTGTAAGAGAATCAAGAAACGCAGAATTAAGATTACTTCAAGAGAAAAACGAAGAATATAAAAAGGCTTTGGATTTCTTTAGAAAGAAACTTGACGAGGTTGCGGTTTTTAATTCAAACTTAGCATATTCAACAAGATTGTTTACTGAACATTCAACAACTAAACAA